CCACCAAGGTCTCTTACATTATCTTTATGATACAAATTCCAAAAATAAGCTTGTGGGTCGAAATAATCATATTGCTCATAATCGGAGTCTTCTCCAACTGACCAACCGTATGTTTTACCGCTCGTTGGCTTTGCTGAAGAGTAGGTAGGGTCTATTTCCACGCGCCCGTCAATATACCGCAGCCCTCTAGGAAGGCCTGTGGCCCAATCCGGAACAGCAGAACCCCCGGTATTATATCCTTGTATAAAACCACCGTCCGCCGCAAACACACCGCGACCAACTTGCGTGGCTTCGTCCGCAACTTTATAGGGTGCTCTAAGCCTTTCTTTGCGGGCCGCAAAGTCCGCGTCACTCTCGCCTTCTTTCTGTGTCGGAAACCAAATCGGGTTCCGTGCCTTGCGTTTCATCTCCTCCCACTCTTCGTCACTCATTCCGGGGGGCGGTGGATCAGAATCAAAAGCTCCAAGGGCATAGGCACCTGCTCCCAAGGATAGCCCTAGTTTGCCATATTTTTGAACGGGGCTTTGAGCTAAATTTTTAGTGGCTTCAGCCATTGCTTCTTTAAAGCTTAACTTGGGAAACCGTTTCATTAAGTTTTCGGCTTCTTGATATTTCTGAGCCATGCTAGCATCAGGCGGAACTAAAAAGTCACTGACCGATTTATACGCAGATTTTGCCTGGTCTAGCAGACTTAAATCAGGTTGAGGAGCTTTCGTTGTAAAACCCTCTATAAAATCAGGAACATTTGTCTCAATACCAGTTAACCCGGTTTGTACTTGACCAGTTATAGGGTCAACAAAGTCACCCCCTGTTACAAAACTGTCCGGAGATAGTTCGGGGAGCCCTGTTTCAACATTGGGGTAAGAAGCTTTAGCCTGGATGTTAATTAAATTTTCATTTCGTGGCGGCGGATTTAGCACTTCCCAAGACCCCCTTTGGTCGCTCATTGTAAGAGGCTTTTGTTTTATTGGCATTGCCGCCTTGCTGAGATCGCTGAAATCGGTCGAACCGAATGGGGCCTCTCTTGTAAAGCCTTCTATAAAGTCGGGAACATTTGTCTCAACGCTCGTTAAACCAGGATTTATTTCTCCGTAAAGACTGCCTTCAGGAGCAACGCCTGAAAAATCACTCGCACCTGTTACAAAACCGTCAGGGGTAAGCTCAGGCGTAGGAGAAGCTGCCGAAGTGCTATAAGGACTATAGCCTCCGGGATCTCCCATAAACCTACTGACGTTTTGTCCAAACGTAGCGGCTCCGGGGTTATAGAAACTTTTGCCGACATTTTTTAAAAAAGAATCTGGTCCCATAAACCCTGCGCTTAACGAAGCAATTCCACCAGACATAAGGCCTGACTTGAGCGCATCTTTAAAGCTGCCCCCTTGAGCAAGCGTACTAAGACCACCAGCCAAAGCCGTTGCTCCAAAAGAACCCGCCCCAAAAATTGTCGGAGAAAGAAACGGAAAACCAAAACCAGCCGCAATAAGAGGAAGAGCAATAGGAGCAATCTTCTTGGCAACTTTAATAACTTTCTTAACAGCCTTCTTAACACCTCTAAAAATACTCTTGAAGAAGAACTCAGGCATTCCTGTTACAGGGTTGATGCTGTTTAAATCATCCCCAATCACAAATTCTTGTGGATCAAGGCCCATCTCTTTCATTTGATTGAAGAGAAGCTCTTTAACCTTGGGGTTAGCGTTAAGGACCTCCATCGGAACAACAGTCTCGCCCTCCGCAGCGTGTACGACGTAAATGTCACCATTTCGTCCGTATTCGGCTAGTTTCTGAGCCTGCTGCTGCATGGAACCAAGACCAACCGGGGCTATGTCGTAATCAGGAGAAGCGTCCGCAAACGACTGTAATCCGGTATTCGCGTAGGTGTGAGTTTGTTGTAACATTATGAAAGCTCCAAAACGCTTGCAAAGGCGTAGATCTTAGAGGCCGTATCGCAATTAAGTATGAGCGTATCACTAGCCTCAAGAACAAAAGGGCCTGTGAGGGACGTGTCTGCGAGAGTTCCTATGCTGTTCTTCTCTAACGTAACCGTTACAGAAGCGGAACTGTCGGTAATCTTAGGGTACACTACTATAGTGCCGCTATGACTATTATACAATTGGATGTTTTTAACAATAGCCTGCGTTTCGCTGGGACACGTATAGATTGTAACGTCTCCCGTAGACCCAACTAATTTTGCTATGTTTTTATACGCAGAAGCCATTAGTCCATAAACCAGTTCATGCCATTAGTGTCATCTTCGCCGCTTATAACAGAGGGCATTTCCTTGCTCATAAGAGCGTTTTCAATTGTCTGAGCCAGACGAATCATAATATCCGCGTTGTATTCACCGGGAATTATTGGAAGAGGGGTTTCAAGAAGTCTCGCCATTACCTCCTCCCATCTGGTTGAATATCCATCCGGGTATCGCCCAGAGTCCAAGAAACGTCGCTGGCACTGCTTTGAATACGCAAAACCGCTGAACGGGAACGGGCTCTTACATCAGACTTTGTTGTAGTGCTTGTAACAGCGTTAGTTGAGTTTGTTGTCAAGCTTTCGCCGGGGTAGTTCCGCGTCTTCAGGACATAATCAACGCCGTTTCCAGTCGCGCTTGTTATGTCAATGTCAGGAATAATCCGCCGTATGGCGACAAACTGGTTGCCGTCCCCTATGTCAAACACAGAAGACTCAATGTACGGAGACATTGCAGTGCCGTCGTTCGTGGTCCCTGATTCATGGTCATAGATGTAGTTTGTGCTGTCCACGGTCCCCGCACCACGGGGTTTACTAAACAATCCGAAATCAACCCACGCGGTTCTGGACAAGGAGCCAATGTCCCAGGTCCCGTCTGCGTAATTAAACTTCACGTATCGATCAATGTCATCACTGCTAGAAGAACAGTAAAACCAGAATATTTCGTCAAACATTCTGTTGGAGCCAGCAAAAAACTTTAGTTTTTCCTCAAGGTTTATGTCATCGAATACATAGCGAAGAAGCGTACAGGGAACTGTTTGTATCTGACCCACATATACAAAGAAGTTTTCTGTATCCATCCAGTACACACGGTCTCCAACCGAAACAACCAAGTTTGGAGAAAGCACAGAGGTGTTGTTTGCTAAGAGATTAAACGCAAACGTAAAGGGAGGTCCTACAAATCTCATGCTGTATAGGGAAGCATCCGTCCAAATAAGGGTCTCCTGCCTTGTTTGGGCAGAAGTAATAATTTCAGAACCGGAAGAAAGACGCATAGACCCCGCTGTATTATAAACGGTAGGCGTCCAATCTACTGCGTTCTCTTGGTCTGACCAACGCACAAGCAAAAGATCCTGTGCCGTGGTTCCTATTGTATTAGCACCCAAGCAAATAACGTGACGATCCGTGTCTGATACAAGAACCTGACGAGCGATTGTCGGTGCATCCGAAGCCCCTGTCTGGCTACTTAGTGCTGTTGCTCTTGCAGAAAGACCTAGTGACGCATCCCAATAAAAGACGTTATCGTCACGAACATTAAGAATAAGATCCTCACCCCAATTGTCTTGTGACCATAAACGTGTCTCACCAGAAGTAAACGGAGCTACTGTATCACCCCATCCATAAAAGCCGTTGGCTTCTTTAACAATAACATCATCAGAGTGGGCGACAGCGGTAGTACCCAGTGAGCCACGAATAACAGTTGTTAGGTCGTTGCTTGATTTTGCTGTGTAAAAAATTAATTCATCATCAATAAGTATCAAACCAGCAAAAGTAGCTGTTGCACCACTGGCATGGAGAGCTTGAGTAGTTCCACTAGCGCCCCGTGTGATATCACCAAGAACAGTGCCTGAGTTAGTTTTATACGAAATAAGTTCGCTGTCTATTTGAACTGTGCCTTTAGAAGGCATTCCAGAACTATCAGCTAAGTTTATACTGGTGGCTCCGAAAGCTACCGCAGAACTTGTAGTGGTTGAGGCAGTTTCAAAATCAGAAGCAGACGTTAAATCTATTGACGTTACACTGTCGTTTATGCCGCCGTCCAAAGTGGTTTGGGAATAGGTAAGGGTTGAACCACCCCAGTAACCGGAACCCCAACCGGGGCCAAGAATAGACTCTTCAATACCAACATGGATCTGGTAAACCGCAATAACAGCAGTTCCGCCTCCGGTAGCGGAAGAAGTAGCAGTTCCACCTGTATCGAGCTTGTAGCTGTTACCAGAAACCACCTGCGTTATAATGTGTTCTTTGTTTAAATCAGCAGTGGTTAAACCGCCCACAGCGGTTGCACCGCTAAAAGTAACATAATCGCCCTCCGCTGCTCCATGTTGAGTAGCCGTTACTGTAACTTCCCCCGAAGTATCAACTGTAGTAATCGGGTTGGTTCCAAGAGTGGCTGTGGCTCGAATGGGTGTGATGTCGTTGTACTGAGACCCTTGCTCAATGTAAAACTTTACATTGGTTCCAACGCCCATAAGCTTTAGGGCTCCCAAAGTAATCCACGCATGTAAAGAACGGGTTGTTCCCGTCAATGTGTCCGCAGAAATCTTTGTCCAACCGCCCAACTTTTCAGGACGGCCTTTTCTGAAACGTATTAAGTCAGAATCAAACCAGCCTTGTTCGTCCGCAAAAGAAGTACTTTCACGATTAACCCCAGGTTTAAATTGAACTCTGGTCAGAGGCATTTAACTTATCCAGCAACGTATGCTTTACCATCCGTAATGGCTTTTGTGTATTTGGTTTTAGTTTTGCCGGACGCCTTATACCAAGCCGTTTCTTTCTGAATCTCAAGATGGTCCGTATTGCGTGTGACCATCTCTTTGACACCAGCGGCAGTGCCAAACATCTCTAATGCGTCAGTATCATCAGCAATCGTGTCATTAATAAGATTTACACTGTCATCCATAGCGGAAAAGTGTGCAGCAATTTCATCTGCCGTAAGTTCATCAGCCATTTAATTTCTCCTTGGTTTCATCAAATAAATCAGAGGTGTCGGGGTCTTTAAGACTGTCAATCAACGCAGTCATAAAACTATCCAAAGCCACGTTAATCTGGTCCAACTGGAACTGTTGCGCCTGACGCTTGCTTTGAAGATCCTGCACTTGAGTAATCCAGTATTTCTGTTGATCCGTAAGGTCACTAGGATCGTATTCGGTGCCACCAATATTGACGACATTTGTTTCGTTATCAGCCACAGCACGTATGCTCCTCTTTCCATTTTTTCAATTCTTCGATTTCAGCGGATAATTCTTGTACCGCTTTAATTAGAGGGATTACAAACATCTCTCTTGATACATTTTGTGAACCATCATCAGATTCTGACCAACCTGTAAATTTTGGTTCATTATGCTTGTCCATTGCTGCTTTAACTTCTTGAGCAATAAAACCGTACATCTTAACGTCAGTGTCTTTATTATTTATTTCAGAATAATGTCGAGTTAATTCTTTTGGAACTTCATTAGATGGCTTCCATTTATGAGAAACAGTTCTTAAATCATTGATAAAATCAAGACCTAATTTACCATCTTGAATATCAATTTTTAGTCTTTTATCAGAAGACCGTGACCAGTTTGCATCTGATGTATATGTGTTGGTAACAACATTAGATGCTTTACCAAAAGAAAAAGTATTATTACCTGCACTGGTTATGCTATTTCCAAGAACAATTTGATACTCACCATCAGATGAATCTTCAGTGCCAGTTCCAATAAATATTGAATTAGATACAGTAGTCGCTGTATCACAGGCTTGATAACCAATCGCTATGTTTGTGCTTCCTGTAGTCATCGCCTTACCTGATTCGACACCAAGAAAGGTATTGTAGGTACAAGTTGTCGCTGCTAGTCCTGCTTGACAACCTACAGCTGTATTATGAGTTCCTGTCGTAATAACTTTACCTGCTTCAAATCCAACGGTTGTCGTAGCAGATGCAGTTGTTCCTGTGGCAAGTGCGCTCATTCCAACAGCAACCGAAGCATTACCTGTTGTAAAAGCAGTACCAGCACTAGCACCTATAAATACTGAGCTATGTGCTGTTGTTGAAGCATCGCCAGCAAGATAACCCATAAATGTATTGTTAGCTCCTGTTGTGACATAAGCTCCAGCAGCATGACCGACAAATGTATTTCCCGCTGCCGTTGTTTGAGTCATACCAGCTTGATGACCAACTGCGACGTTGTAAGAGGCTGTTGTATTTGAATCTAAAGCATTGGCACCTATAGCAACATTACTAGCACCTGTCGTATTTGCTAGAAGGGCTGACTGTCCTATACCCGTATTATTATTTGCGGTTGTATTTGCTCCAAGAGCATCAGCGCCAAGTGCTGTGTTAGAACCTCCCGTTGTATTAACATCAAGAGTTCTTATCCCCAATGCTACGTTGTTAGCACCTGTCGTATTAGCTCCTAATGCTGCATGACCCACTGCTACGTTTCCACCAGCCGTTGTATTTGCATCGCCAGCAAGATAACCAATAAAAGTATTATTACTTCCTGTAGTTATTGCGTGACCAGCAGTTCCACCAAGAATAGTATTTCCTGCACCAGATGTTAAATAGTAACCAGCATTATCGCCCATGATAGTATTTAAAGCACCTGTAACAGCAGCACCAGCAGCAGCATTGTCACCTATGATTATACATTGCGAGGCTGTTGTTAAAGCTCCCGCAGTATTATTACCAAGTAATACGTTTTCATTACCAGTTGTTAATGAATTGCCAGCGGCTTGACCTATAGCAGTATTTCTCGCTCCTGTTGTAATAGCACCACCAGAAGCACGACCTATGCAAGTATTTTCACTGCCTGTAGTCATTGCATCACCTGCATGGCTACCCATAATAGTATTATGATTTCCACTTGTTACA